AACGTAACCAACCCAACCAATCCTTGGGGTTATACCTTCACGCCAAACGTTGGCACACCTAACACCGCCACATCGTTCTGGCAATTGCCCGTCCAAGTCGTCGCGGCTCAAGTTCCCGTCCGCACCGCCGTTCTAAGCGACGTAAACTATTTGAACGAAACATTGCTGACCGACATCGGTTTGGAATTCGCGCAACAAGAATCCTATTCCCAATGGTTGAACAACGACCAATCGGGAACCACCACGACTACATACGGCGGCACTTTGGGCTTGCGTGGCTTGAACTATTATCCCGGCTCGACAAGCGCCGCATCGTTCGGCACAAACGGTTCTGGCCCTACCAACGGCATTCACACCATGCTGCAAGTGGCATCGACCACCAGCGGCACTTTGGTTTATAACGACATGGCCGCCGCCAACGCTGCCTTGCCGCCACAGTATTACAACCTGCCAACCACGGCTTGGGTAATGCACCCCAACACCATCGCATTCTTGCGTGAACTGAAAGATGGTCAAGGGATGCCGCAATTCTTGGAATTGGGCGCAAAAGACGGTTTTGCCGTGGGCAACATTTTCGGCCACGCCGTGATTGCCAACCCTTACATGGACCAAATCGGTTCGGGCAAGTTCCCCATCTATTTGGCCGCATGGGAAAATTTCTACACAATTGCGGACCATGAAGAAATGTCGTTCCAATGGTTCGAGCAAACCGCGCCCGGTTACTTGACCCTGTTCGCAGAAAAGCGCCTTTGCAGCACCATCCGCGACGTTTTCGATGGTGTTCGTATCGCAACCTAAGAGGCGGTTATGCCATTAGACAGCTACACCAACGGCCCATATCTAGGCACATCCCGCAACCCGTTCAGCTATGAAAAAGTTGAACAAATTTCGCGGGATACATCCACCGAATGGTTGACGCTGACCCAAATCACCGACCAATTAAATTTGTTTGGTGATACGTCCCAAGATTCCTATTTGCAAGGTCTTGAATTAGCCACGCGCATGGCGATTGAAGATTTCTTGGGCATGGCAATCTTTGCTACCCGGTATCGTTGCTATTACGGCGCATTGAATGGGATGTCGGGAACGCAAGTCAATCTGGATTTGCCCGAAGTCACTCAAACCACCGTTGGCGGCGTTGTTGGTGTCACCATCAATTCGGTTGGCTATTGGGATTCAAGCACCCCGCCCGTTTTCACGCTGGTGGATTCATCGACTTATTTTTACGATGCCACAGGCAACAAAGTCGTTGTCAACAGCATCCCGAACGAAGTCAATCAAAACATTTCAAACCCTATCGTGGTGGATTACACGCAAGCGGCCAACCCGCTGGCGGCTTACCCTGTAATTCAACAAGCTGGTTTGTTATTGCTGACGCACCTATACAACAACCGTTCAAACACGACCATGACCAAACTGAATGAAATTCCGTATGGCGTGGCCGCATTGTTGCGACCTTATAAACCGCTGGTGATGTAATGGCACTTACCCGGTACGAAAACATCAAAGTGAATACGGTCACCGCTGGCATTGATTCCATCGGCCAGCAAACCACGACCATCACGTTGGCTTTTCAAACCCGCGCCTTGGTGCAAGATGTCCGCGATTCTATGGTCGCAACAAAGGACGACCGCGCCTATACAAAACAAGTTCGGTTTGTGGTGAACTACACGCCAAACACGCAAAACGTTTCCATCAATCAGTATCAATACTCTATCAATTGGCGTAATAAAGATTACAAATTGCTGGATGTTTTGGAAGCCAACGACCGGATGACAATGACGTTTGTTTGTTATCGTAACGACCCGATTACCAGCGTATGACCACCCAACAAAACGTTCTTACATACGCGCAAGCCATCCAAAACCAATTGGTGGCTGTGGTGTCGCCCGTTCCGGTTTATGCCAACTTCAACCGCAACTTTGCCGAGCAAAGCCAATTTTGTGTTTGGCAATTGCGAAACGTTCACCAACCTGTTTACACGGGCCAAGACCAAGCGAACAAAGGTATCGATACGCCCGTGTTTCAAGTGAATGTTTTTGCTTCAGACATGAATAACTGTTTCAATATGACCAATCAAATCTTGCAAGCCCTGCATGGTTATTCGGGACAGTTTGGCGTCAAAACTGGTTTTGCTGGAATTTATGTTGCCAAGATTGACGTGACGATGCTATACAATACATACGACGATTCGGTAAAATTGAATCAAATTGTGCTGGATTGCCGCATGGACATCCCTTGCTGATAAGACAAGACTTTTTTAACTTTTAATTGAGGTTTACAAATGGCTATTCCAAGTAAAGTTCTTGCTGGTTTTCAAGCGTCCTTGTGGTGTCAAACTGGCGCAAATCCAACCCCGTTGACCAATACTTATTTGGCAACTTGGACCGCTGAAGTTCAAAACATTGTCGGCACTTCCGCTGGCGGTTCTGGTTCATCGGGTCAAGCTCTGAATGTGGAAGAAATCCCCGCATTCGGCCAAGACGATGCAAGCGCAAACTTTGCGGTCGCTGGTTCGCGTCAATCGGACATCATCCCCACTCAATCGAAGCCCACATCTTTGACCATTACCGCGCCTTGGAACCCTTCCGACGCTGGTTTGGCAATCATCCAAGCTGATGCTTACAACGGCACGATTGACCGCACTTTCGTGATTGCTGCATACGATGGCACAAACGTCATTGCATACGCTTTCAACGGTCGCGTTTCTGAGTTCCGCATTGAATCGATGCCCAAGGCTGAGGCAAAGTGCATTTTCAGCATCCACCCCCGCGGCAACCAATACGGCTGGTCGCACAATACCTAATAACATGACGACAATACAAAATAACAAAGACCTGTTGCATTTTCTGATTGACCAAGCTGGTTCTGGCAAAAAAGACTGGTTTGGTTTTTCAGAACAAAAAATAACGGGAATTGACCTATGCTATGAACTGGCGCAACGTCACGCGCCAGAAATGACCCCCGAAGCGGTGGTGGATTATGTTGTTCGACTGAACAATACAATCTTCCATCGCATCATCATGGGTAAAAACAATGGCTGACGAAACCAAATCGTCAAAAGGTTTCAGCATCAAATGGGAAGGATTCAAAGACTTCCAAGATTTGCTAGATGAAATCGAAGATGATTTTGGGCCAAAAGATACCAAAAAGATTTTGCGGAATGCCACCCGCGAAGCCATGAAACCAGTTTTGCAAGCGGCCAAAGTTAATTTGGAACGGAACATAGACACGGGTCAATTGATTGCATCCTTACAAATTGAATCCCGAGCGCCAACGGCAAAAGATAAGCGGTCAGCTTATACAACGCCAACCATGATTATGATTTCGCGGGTTACGGTCGCGCCGGGAACAAAGTTTGTTTCAGATTCCGAAGGCAAAAAAACAAAGTTTTTCACCAAGACATTCAAGAATGTTAAAACTGGCGAAAAGCAACACACGCATAGCGACGCCCGAGCATATGCCATCGAATTCGGGACAGCGCGTTGGTTAAAAGGCGAAGGAATGCCCTATATGCGGCCCGCACTTGAAAACAATGCCGTGTTTGTTACCAATGAACTTGGTTCAAACCTTGGCCGCGCACTTGAAAAATACCGTTCTAAAACAATGAAAGTTCCTAAGACATGACAAAATTATCTTCAGCATTTGGCAGCAACTTTGACAAAGATTCGTTGCGTATTCGGTCGTTTGTTTTAAATGGACACACCTTTAAAGTGAAAGTCCCTTTGACCGCCGAAACCGACGCCATGTTTGAACGCGCCAAAATTATTGACGAATCAAAAGTGGAAACCTACTATGATGACCTTGCAAAAGATTTTCTCGATAACAAAGAACGTTATTCAAACGATTCAGACGTTGTTTACCAAGATGATGACATTTTGGTCAAAGGAACGTCCCTTAAAGTAACGGCTAGAAACAAAGTTCAAACCGAAAACCGCATCACCGAAATGGTGCGTTTGCTGGTTCCCGAAAACAAAGATTTTGATATGTCCGCCGTGACGTATGAGGAAATCGATGAACTGTTCCCCTTTTCGGTGCAACTTGAATTGTTGGAAGAAATCAACAAAGCGATAGCGCCCGGATACGCCAACACGCGGGGAAAATAGTCGGGTCGGTCCGGCGGCAAGTGAAAGCCTATTTGACCGCGCATGGAACCGACCCTGACACCGTAGACGAAGCAACCTTCAATGACATTTGCGTCATGTATGCCGATGGCTTAATTGGCAATCAAGGCGTTCTGGAAGTCCTTGGCGCATTGACCGCTGGACAATTCAACAAGATGTTGTCAAAAGGGTCGTCACCGTATAAGCTCGCAGATATAATCGGCAAGGCTTATGACTACATCTACCCGCCATTAGACCCGGAAACCAAGAAATCATTGGTTTCTGAAAAGCTGATTGCGTTTGCGCTGATGAGTCCGAATGCCCCGGTCCATCTTTTTGAGGGTAAATAAATGGCAAACGTCGTTGCAGGTCTTGGCGCACAATTGGGGCTTGACACCACCGAATTCCAAAAAGGCATTTCGGAAGCCAAACAATCAACGATGGAGTTAAAAGAGAGTCTCATTAAGATTCTCGAAGTTACTGCCTTTGCGGAACTGACCAAACAAGCGATGGAGTATGCCAACACCATCGTGACGACTGCCAAAGCCAACGATGTCGCGGTTGCATCCGTTCTTGAACTATCCAAAGCTCTTGAAGAAAACGGCGGCGACGCTGAAAACACCGGAAAAATTTATTCTGGATTCAGTCAAAAAATAGAAGCTGCGGCCCAAGGCAACGCCAAAGCCCAAGAATCA